AATACTGCTAGAATTCATGGAGTCCGAAGAACTGCGGCGGCAGCCGCTAACTATGGTTCGAGAGCTGTTGTTCGAGCTATTCAGAATAACCCGGGCCGTGCTGCCGCTATTGCTGGGACTGTTGGTGATGCTGTTATGCATTATGCTGGTAGTAAACGTTCTGCATCAACTCAAGCCGGAGGCACTTTAAAGCGTCGTGATGTCACCAATGGTCCTACTGGTATGCGTGAAGGTTATATATCCAAACCCAGTGGAAGAAGGTATAATTCCACTGGTAGGTTTGCTGGTAAGCTTAAGACTAAGAAGACTTTTAAGAAGCTTGGTCGGCAGCGTTCCTTTTATCGTCATGGTGTAGTTCGACAAACTGAACAAGCCGGTTATGTAACTGACGATAAGTGTGTTTATTTAGGTCATTCTACCGGAATATATGAAACTGTGTTTAATATGCTTGGGTATTCTTGTTTGAAGATAATGATGGATAGAATGGGTCTTCAGTTTTCCGCTTGGGAAGATCAATTGGTTCCCGATTTATTAACTGCAGGTGACGTGTTTGAGTTTGTATTTAGAGAAAATACTCAATCAACTTCTGGTATTCACGCTGGGGTAACTGTAGGTGCAGCTGATACTGCCAAAGTGATTGGTCAAGCCCTTGCTGGGGCGTTGTATAATATTGTTCAGAATTCTTCGTTTAACCACCGATCACAGATGATGGAATTTCGTTACGTTCCTATTTTAACTGGTTTGAAAGCTAAGCAAATTAATTTGCGTAATGCTATGTTTGATATAGAAATTAAATCTAGCATGAAGCTTCAAAACCGCACTACAAGTACTGATGGTAGTGAAAACGCCGATGATGTCAATAACGTTCCCCTGCAGGGCAGGGCATACTTTGGAACAGGTAATGGATTAATTCCTAGAGATACTACTGCTGTTATTCCCCCTTGTTCTAGATTCTATGGTGCTATGGCTGTTGCTTCTGGTTCAGCTTTAGCTTTACAAGAACCACCCCCTCCTTATTACTTTAGCTATTGTCGCAAGTACGATAGTCTAAGACTTCAGCCAGGAGAAATTAAAACTAGTACTTTGAGCTATAAGAAAAAATTATATCTAGATTCCTTTCTAAAAACGATAAAATCCAATTACAATCTCGGTATATTAGATTCTGATGGTTATACCCGGTTTGGTCATGTGAGGTACTTTGCCCTAGAACGTGCCATTGCTAAACTGGCTGGTGAAGCCACCCCTGGTATTAACGTAACTTGGGAAGTAGATAGTAAAAGTTACTGTCGTCTCATTCCAAGTTATAGTTATTTTACTGCCCCCATTAACTTAGTTGAATAAAAATTACTTTATTGTTAAAGACCAAGCACCGCTTTGAAAAGGTAGCTCATTAATAGTATAGCATTTTGTTCGCCTTGATATTGCATTATGTTCGAGATTGACTGGAACGGAGTTGCAAGTGAACATCTTAATAATGCCAGCCGGTATCCTCGCGCATCCGTATCTGCAATGAATTGATCTTGGATTCTCTGTATCTACGATGTGTATTTGAGCTTGTATTGGCATATGTAATATACTAACATCATCAAAAATAATAGAAACATGAAAACCTATACGAAACTTCTTTAAATCATCCATATGAGAAACGAAAAGACAAGGTTTGGGAATTGTCCTTTTCGCCCAAGTTGTTTTGCCTATGCCCGCTGGTCCTATCAATAAAATTGATAAATTGTTGTGTAGTTCTACTGCCTCTAATAGCTGTTCCACTTTGGTCTCGATTGTTCCTGGTATATCTGTATTCTCATCAATAGTAATAGAATTGTCTACATGAACTGTTTCCCAAATCTTTTGAGCATACATCATCTTGTTACATGAGCAGTAGGCTAAAAAGTCCTCCAACGAAGTTGTTTTTGCCTTTTCTAGTAATTCATCTGGTGTAATATCGCTCCATTTGGTTACTTCTAGTGTTCCTTCCTCAACGTAATTACCTTCTTTCTTTACGTATTTGACCCAATCCCTGAATCTTCTTGCTGACTGGACATTACAATGATAGGATTCAAAATCGAAGTGCCTGGGGTCCCTGGTTCTAATTGGTTGTTCCACGCTGAGCGCAATATGTATGTGGCTGGATCCGTCCTTATGGGTCTCCTCGGCGACACAGATAAAGACGGGGTGCCATTGTTCCTTTGCCCACGATAAGAACGTGTTCTTGTCAATGGGACACTGCGGATATGTGAGGCATAATTTGCTCGAGTTGATCTGGAATTTTCCATTAACCATATAAATGAATGAAATCACTAATCCCAATATATAGAAGACATTATCCATTACACTAATTGTGGTAAATTTTTTTTGGGTTAGATACAGGCCAACGGCCGGGGTTAGATTAGGGGTTAGGAGGGTAATGGGGGCCTATATAATATTACTAGGCCCCCTCCCGTCCCCGTAGTATAAAAATAAAATTTGCATACGAAAAAAAATAATATATGTTACGTTTAGCTGCTCGAGTTGGTCCGTCACTTGCCCGACAAATATATAATACTGCTAGAATTCATGGAGTCCGAAGAACTGCGGCGGCAGCCGCTAACTATGGTTCGAGAGCTGTTGTTCGAGCTATTCAGAATAACCCGGGCCGTGCTGCCGCTATTGCTGGGACTG